TTACGCCTTCTTTATATCCTCCATAATTCCACAGTGGGACATATTTGGGACATTATCACCAAAAATGTCGTCTATTTTCCTTGCATGCTCTGTCAAATGATTAGGCGCAAGGTGAGCATACCTACGAACCATTTCTATGGACTCCCATCCGCCCATTTCCTGAAGCACAGATAATGGGACGCCTGACTGGATCAGCCAGCTTGCCCAGGTGTGTCTGAGGTCATGGAAACGGAAATCTTCAATTCCTGCACGACGACAAGCTGATAGCCATGATGTCTTGCTGTCGATGCGCATCTTCCTGACCGCAGGCGTTGATGTTCCATCTGCTCGCTTAGCCGCCTTGGTATGTACAAACACCCATTTGTGATGCTTGCCTATTTGATCACGCAACACTTTACAGGCGGTATCGTTCAGCGCCACACCAATGGCGCGGTTTGATTTGCTCTCTTCTGGGTTCACCCAGGCAACTCGTCGCTGCATGTCGATTTGTTGCCATTCCAGATTTATGATGTTCGACTTTCTCAGACCAGTTGCCAGCGCAAACTTGACGACAGATTTCAGTGGTTCGGGGCACTCATCAATAAGGCGTTTTGCTTCCTCCTTTTCCAGCCATCTGACGCGCTTGTTTCTGACCGCTGGTATCTTGATGACAGGCGCTTTTTCCAGCCACTTCCAGTCGCGTTCTGCAGCACGGAGAATGGCCTTTATCATGGCAAGATGCTTTGCCTTTGTCTGAGTTGATACTGGCTTTGGTTCATAAACAGGCGGTTCTTTACCTTTCCTGATGGCGGCCTGAACTTTCTGTTTCCATATTTCTTTCGTCTTTCTGTTATGCATTCTGCTTACAGCAGAGTAAATCTTTGCCTCCGAGATATCTTTAAGCCTTATACCCTCAAAATGTTCAAGCCAGAACTCAATCCGGCTTTTATCTGAATCGAGAGATTTTTTATCAGCTTTTTCTTCAAGCCATCTTAGGCAGGCCTCTTCAAAAGTGACATCAGGTAAATCCCCTAGCTTTTCTACTCGCCAGAGTTCTGCTTTTCGCTTGTCGTGCAACTCCTGAGCTTGCCGCTTGTCCTTTGTGCCAAGAGATTCCTTAATTCGTTTCCCGCCCGGGAGCGAATACGAGGCATACCATATTTCATTTCTGCGGAAGAGTGACATTTTCTTTCCTCTGTTATGCCATCACCCGCGCTCACCTGGACAGTATGCAGCGGAGACTGAAGCGCCGCAATGCAAGCTTGCCGTGTTGTGAGGTAAGGAGATTTTGGCTTGGTTGGATCTTTACGTGTTGCCTGTAGGCGGCCTGTTCGTATCCAGTTGGTGGCGGTTGGTCTGGATATCTTAAGAAAATGACAGGCCTCATCGAGTGTGAGGCTGTATGGCTCCATTATTTCACCTCTTGCTGTGACATTTTGAAAGATGGATACCAGCTCGTTGCTGCCAGACGATCCAACCGAGAGTCATATCCCATGCCATGTATTCGTTATCGCCGTTTTTTGCTCTCCGACGATCTACTAAGTCACCGAAACGCTTTTCCATGAATAATTCATAGGCTGCGCGTTCATCTGGCTCAACTTCCAGAGATGCCAGTGCAATCCGTGCCAGTTCTAAATCATCTTCAAGCTCAGCGTGAATCTCAGCGAATGCACTCTGTGTTAAGGCGAACTCAATGCTCTGCACTTTATTCCGTGCGCGCTCAAGCAGTGCATGGTAGTTAATTTCGGTTGTCATACCCCTACCTCTTCGAATTTCAATTCCAATTGATCACCCCAGATTTCACATGACTCTGAACACGAGCCGGTATCGAATCGTCTGGCCTGTACCATCGCCTGATACAAATTTCTGTAGTCGCTGTTGGCAGACATTCTGGCAATTCCGTCAAGCGTCAGGTGACCACGGTACATAACGTCTTTACCTGTTCTGCGATGACCATCCCTGACGTGTTTGCTTGTAACCAGCTCATTAAAAACTCGCATCAGACCAGGTTCGTCTTTACATGCAAGCCCCAGCTTTTGCGTTGACTTTTTGATGCAGAAAACACAGTTCCCGAGATGCTCCGGGATTTGCAAATCAAAAGGTTGTTTTCGCCACCATCGGATAACATCCGACTTATCAAAATCTGATAGCTCGGCAAGATACCGGACGCCCGATTTCGGTTTCAGCCTACTGGGTTCGTCTGCACGAATACCCAGCCATGTGATGTAATTACCTCGCCCGAAATGGTTATCGCAGTATTTCGTGAAAGGGATGAGTTTTAGCCTGTCAGTACAGAACGCGCCGCCGATGTATGGCGTGCCGTACTTTTTAACCATGTCCATAAACGGTTTAAGCACCGGCATTCGCGTCTGAATATCCTTTGGCTCCCATTCTGTATAACCATTAGGCTGCCCAAGCTCAGGATTTATATCGACCTGCAACACAGTTAGTGGTATGTCCCAGAACTTCACAACCTCCCGAATAAAGCGGTATGTCAGCGGATGTTCGCAACCGGTATCCATAAAGATGTAGCAGACGTTATTGCCAGCCTTTCTTTGTTCTTCCATCAGGTGAACAAGATATGCAGATGTTCTCCCGCCAGAAAAACTAACTACATGAGTTATGCACATTTGCGTAACTCCGATAACTCGTTAAAACGTTCCATAAACATCCCGTAGGCATGTCCTGGTGACAGTGGAATCACTTTGAACATCTCTGTTGCTGGGATACCTTCCAGCACAGGCCAGAAAGAGCCATCATCAAGTCCGAGATCGCGGCGTTCTGTTGCCAGCATGATGAGATCGGCATATTTCACTGGCGTGCTCATAACCGGAGGTAACCCGTATTTCTCACGGATTACGGCGTCTATTTTTTCTTCCATCCGTTTATAGTCAGGAAGAAGGCGTTTCAGTGGTGCGGGGATGTCCTGGCAATACGCTTCTGTTGCATCATGCATTAACGCTTCAAAAGCAAACTCCTCCGGTACCAGCATGCTGCAAAGCACCGCATGTTGGGCGACGCTATAGAAGTGTGAAAGGTGTCCTGCAAAGCGGCAGATATTTGAAAGGGAAACCGCGATATCGTTAATAACGATGTCGTCTTTATTTATCTTGTCATAATAAAAATGCTTCCCGGAAAAAGTTTTAATAAATGACATTTTGTTCTCCACGTATATGCGCTGCACCGCGCTGAATTTTGGTTAAAGAAAACCCTCGCCATCAGGCGATTATTGAGTCAATTATGTTTCCATAAATGCCCCCGCAGGGGCATTTGCAGTAATGAAATCAGGCGTTGAAAGTACCAATAAAGGTTTCTACTTTGCTGTCCTTGAATTTCTCAACAAGCAGATCACGAAATTCGTTAGCCATTTCTTCCTGCACTGCTTCCAGCTGAATAATGCGCAGAACCAGTACAGGACGATCGCCAGTGATAATGCTGAGGCGTAATTTAAATGGACGTTCTTTCAGGCCTTCAAACGGAACGCATTTAAATTCAAATGCCACTGGCATAATGTCTTTGGTCTTCGCTTCGACAGACTCCATCAGGGAGCGTTTGCCGCTGAAGTCATTATCTTCAAAATCAGCGGTCTGGTTTGCTTCAATCGTGATTTTACGGACTGCCGCAGCCGCTTTTGTTGCCTGAATAGCGTCACCATTAGCATCAAAGCCCACAAGGTAGTCGGCCCAGTCTTCAATCCATTCTGCCAGTGACTTCTGGGTGTTACGCTCGCCGTTAACAGACAGCAGAGCAGAGAACGGTGCTGTCTTTTTCAGTTTGAGAGTGGCGGTGTTATCTGCGTGACCTGGTTCATCAATAGTACCCAGGTTAAGCACACTGACGGCACGCATATTATCAGCATCGATAAAGCAGCGGGTGCCTTCATCTGCAAGATCTTTAGAATAACGGGTAAAGTCATTGATGCTGGCAGTGGAAAGCGCACCACGGAAACGGAAGCGATTTAAATTAAATTTTTCCAGATCATGAATGCGGAAATTCTCAGGCAATGCCACAGCATCGGCACCAATCTTACTGATAATTTCATTAACACCCTGAGCAGAAATAAGGGCATGGATTTGATTAATTGCGGTTGCGTCTAAGTTCTGAGACATAATAAGTCCTCACTATATAAAGATCTTCAGTGATGAGATAAATAATCAGTTTATTAAAAACGATATTAATGACCTGCTGCGCGGAGTTTTCCGTCAGGTTCACCGGCAAGAGTCAGTAATTGTCCCTGGTCTTCCTGCAGAATAGTCAGGCGACCACCACGATTGACATACATCGGCGTTTCGGTGGTGTCTTCTTCGGAAATTTTCCCGCGGTTAGTTGGGCGAACATATGAGAGTTTGTGTTTGATTTTCACACGGTTCTCATCAAATGGTTCGATTTCCAGGTTGAGTGAGACCTTACCTTTGGTTTTCGTGTTCATCACACCGGAAGCGACTTCACTGAGAACTGCGCCGATTTTGGTTTCAAATACGCCGCCGTCCAGCTCCCCGATAAATGCCTGCACATCAGTACTGCGTTCGCTAGCCATTTTGCTGCTCCTCATCATATCGACCCTGCAAGGCCGATTAGTTTCTCCACAAAACAGAGAAGAACACCTGCGGTGGCAGCCGCCCGGATGGATTGGGTTATGAGCCCGTCGTCCGGTGATGCTCTTCTCTGTTTTGTAAAAAGGACGGTACCAGCCGGAAGCAAGGGTACAAACTGGTACCGCCAGGACTACACACAGCATAAAGTTGTGGTGCCGGGTGCCTCCCGGTGCCTGGCGAAGGTTGCACACCAGACGGGTGGGTATCCACAGAAGGTCGACTGTCAGCCTCAACCTTAACCCGCGTGCGCTGAGCCGCATTCACCACAACGCTAAGGATTCTCTCTGGTTGAAAATACTTAGCTGTTATGTGCCTGCTTTTAGCCACATCAGGCGAGGTGGACCTGGTTATTCCCCAACAACAAGGATTCGGTTAATCTGGATATCCCCAACAACAATAAGAGTATTCAATGTGATCGCTGAATTAACGGCAGCAATGACGGCTATTCGTGAAACAGCCCAGATTGCAAAACTAATGAACGAGGCAAAAACTCAAGCTGAAGTAAATGCGGCTATTGGTGAGCTGAACTCAAAGCTTGCGTCTATTCAGCGCGAATGCGTGTCTCTCGTTGAACTGGTGGGCTCTTATCAAGAAATAAATGCTTCTCTCAAAGCTAAAATTGCAGAATTCGAAAACTTTGAGGCTCAGACGGAAGGCTATATCCTTAACCAACTTGAGTCGGGTACTTTTGTATACTCGAAGGAGGTAATCGTGAACGGTGGCAGCATAACCATGCATCTTTGCCCAAAATGTTTTGGACAAAAGATAGTATCGATACTTCAACCATTCCCGGTTAGCGAAGATGAGCTTTTTCATAAAAGCAGGTGCCTCCACTGTGAAAATAAGTTTCTGATGAATAAAAATCCGGATTACGTATCGCCTCCATCCATTGAGGAGTTGTCCAGAAAACTTAACGGCAATCTGTAGATTACTACTGTTGTGGATATCCAGATTGTTAAAGAGCTAAGCGTCCTGTAGGGCGCTTTTTTGTTGCTAACGAATCATCCTGGACTTCATATGCCCCAGGCGGCTACTTCGCGGGCGTCCTGCCTGTTCGTTATCTTTGATATAAAATCTAACTTAACTTAGCTATCATGGCAAGAGAAAACACCAAACTTTTCTTAGTTCGGTGCCTTAGTTAGAGAAGAGAGGTCTTAGAGTTCGTATTGAACTCCTTTGACTACACCAATGATAAGGCAATTACCATTGATAGGGATGTTGGGATACCGAGGATTTAATGGCACTAAAAACTTTTGAGGGCCATCGATGACTAATTTTTTTACTGTAGCTTCGTTTGTTCCATCAAGTCGAGCGATGACTATTTTTCCATGACGAGGTTCTGCATCTGGATCTACAATCACTGTTGCGCCTTCTGGTATTGTTGGGAGGCCATTAGGGTTAGTCATGGAGTCACCTTTAACCTCTAATGCAAATGAGTTATCACCAACCTTTAATGATGTATCTACCCACTTGTCCACTTCACTAAACACTTCTGCTGCCCTGCACTCAGTAAACTGCCCAGCCTGAACCCACGATATTACAGGAACTCTGCGCATGTTTGTGACGAGTTTGCCTTCAAACTCAGCACCATAAAGAATGTAATCTATTGACGTATTGAAGAACTTCGCTAATTTCGAAAGTGCCTCCCCGCCAGGGGTATTGATGTCTTTCTCCCAGTACCCCACAGCAACGTCGCTTACTCCACAAAATTTACCCAATTCTTTCTGGGACGTTCTGGTAACTCTTCTCAGAGCTTTTATACGCTGACCAACCGTTTCCATAGGAGCACCATTTCTTTAATTGCTAAGTAATCTTAGTTTTTATTGACCAAAGATAGATTTGTAATTAGCATCTAACAAAACTTAGTTTGGAGGGCGTATGACAACTGACGATATCGAAAGCTACTTCGGCAGTATTGAGAAAGTTGCTGCTTTTTTCGGCATAACAACTGAAGCCGTTTATCAGTGGCGAAACCGTCCGGGCCAGTTAATTCCAAAAGGACGTGCAGCAGAAGCTGCATATAGAACTTGCGGACGGTTGCCATTTAAACCTGAGCTTTATGAAAAATCTAATGGATAAATCGATTAACAGAAACCACAGAACGATGAGGCTAACCGTGGGTAAGCATCACTGGAAAGTAGAAAAACAGCCTGAGTGGTACGTGAAAGCTGTCAGAAAAACTATCGCAAAGTTGCCGGGTGGTTACGCTGAAGCAGCTGACTGGCTGGATGTAACAGAGAACGCATTATTTAACCGCCTTCGTGCCGATGGCGATCAGATTTTCCCGCTGGGATGGGCAATGATTTTGCAACGTGCTGGTGGAACTCACTTCATTGCTGACGCAGTGGCGCAGTCTGCAAATGGCGTCTTTGTGTCTCTTCCTGACGTCGAGGATGTGGACAACGCCGATATCAACCAACGCCTGCTGGAAGTCATTGAACAGATCGGCAGTTATTCAAAACAGATTCGTTCAGCAATTGAAGACGGTGTAGTGGAACCGCATGAGAAGACAGCAATTAACGATGAGCTGTACCTCTCAATTTCGAAGCTGCAGGAGCATGCAGCACTGGTCTACAAAATCTTTTGCGTTTCAGAAAGTAGTGACGCCCGCGAGTGTGCAGCTCCGGGCGCCGTGGCGTGTCGTGACTGTGGAGAAACTAACGCATGAACAGTTTAACAACACACTACCGTCGCTCGCAACTGATTGCGCTTCCTGTACCGGGTGGAAAAGCGAAGGTGGAGTATTGCTATGCAGTAAATGTACCAGGTGACAGGGAAATTGTAACCCACAGCTTTGCAGAGTGGGCTGTGGGTGATTTCAACCGGCAGAAGGAGACAGTCCTTTGCGACAAGTTAACCGCTGGTTCAAAGATCACTACGGAGTGCCCGTCAGAGTCATTCGTTGGGAGCCGGAAACACAACGTGTTATCTACCTCCGCGAAG